GTAACGGCCATCTGAACCTCGGTCAGCAGACGCTGCTTCAGGTTACCATAGTCAGGCATATCGATCGATTCATGGAAGAGTCTGCAACCACGCTTCGAGTCCATATGAACAATTACTACGGTGCTGTACTTCGCGTACCACATCTTGTTCTTCTTGAAACGAATCGAATCACATCCGATATAGACTGATGATTCTGGGCTCGAATCTAGAATTGCTTGTTTTGCTTCTTCAATCATTGTACTCACTCAATATGGAGGACCGGGTGAGAATCGAACTCACTCTCTTTCGAGGCCTGGGATTTGCAGTCCCGCGCGTTACCACTCCGCCACCGACCCTTGGTACTCCCGGAGGGACTCGAACCCCCAACCTAACCCTTATGAGGGGCCAGCTCTAACCATTGAGCTACAGGAGTAAAATGGTGATCCCGGTAGGACTCGAACCTACGACCCCAAGCTTAGAAGGCTCGTGCTCTATCCGGCTGAGCTACGGGACCATTGAACTTTTATGCGATTCGATGAAGCCTGTGTAGAAGGTTAGCCACCTTCGATAGCTCTTCAGAAACGTTTCGTTCAGACTCTTCAGACTTGACAAGCATGTCCTTGTAGTAGAACAAAGCGTTCTTAATAAGTGGCATATCCGCAGGAGCAAACGTACCACCCTTTGATTCTTTTACCATTACTTTGACTCCATCAGCCACGTGTTTGCGCTATCCATCCAGTTAATAACTTCTTCCGGAAGCTTTTCGCCACGACGCTGAGCATTCAACAACTCACAATATTCGACTTCTACAGCCTTCGGATTTTCCATCGTAGGAAACTTGTAGATCTGCACGTCCATGATTACCTCCAAACTAGTATTCTATATATCACTTGCGACTAAAAATGTCAATTAAAAATGCAACAATAAACACAATTGCAGCCAGTCCCAAAAAGATCGCAAACGGCAACCAGAAAGGACTCAGGACCCAGAGCCACGACCAAGTGATATGACCGGTCAGTTTTAGTGTGACAAAGATCAGGCCAAGAAGCCCGAAGATCGGAAATTGAACAGTTACATTCTTAGTTTTATTCGACATAATTAGTTCCTGATATAGACAGAGAAGTGAGTAGCGTCAGCCAGGAGACAATCCTGGTTGGCCTGATGGCGAGTACGACGATAGGTACGATCAGATCCAATGCAAGGCATTTCACGGCCGACAGATTCGATTCGCGAGCCACGAAAACGAATACGGATAGGAATCCCAGCGTCACGATAGGCGGCAAGGACACGTTCACGCATTTCGATGGGCACCCAATAGGCGACAGCAGTCTGGCCGAGAGGAGCCGGAAAAAGATTTTCGATAGCGGCAGTTTCGATAGTCATAATGTAGTTCCTTTCCATTCCTTATATTTTTAGTATAGTCTATTTTGAAAAAAATGTCAACCAAAAAATGATTGAAGAGTTTCGAAATCGAGAGTGGAGTTGTAGAAAGTGATAGAGGGAAGAGGTTGGTCGATTTGAGGATTGATGAGTATGCGAGTTGAATTGGTTTGGCGAAGAAAGTCGATGAGAGTGTTGAGAGTGGTGTTAGGGTCGATGTCAAAAGTGTATTCCATGTTTTTTTTCTCCATTCCTTATATTTTTAGTATAGTCTATTTTGAAAAAAATGTCAAACACTATTTTTGGAATCTAGCAACTTTTTTGCTCTTTGTACTACCCAAGGATCAAATGGCAAGTGTGTTCCAGTGGCTCCAGTCCAATCTGAGAAGGCTTCATCATAGAAGCCTATTACCTTCTTTTCCTTTTGGAGCTCAACTAACTCATCTGCCCACTGTTGCCACTTGTGATCATCTACTACGTTTTCATCGAGTACGTAATAGAGATATGAATGAACAAGCATTTGAGTGCGGCGCTGGCGAATTTTTTCGGACAGAGTCTGCACGTCATTCACCATTGGATCATCATCAAGCCAAGCTTCAAGATTAGTGTACAACTTGGATTCTCCTTATATTCTTAGTATATCAAAACTTTCATATAATGTACATAAAAAAATGCACCCGGAATCAACCAGATGCATTTTAGTTTTCAATATTTTGAATGGCTTATTTTTTACGACCAATATTGTATTTGGTAACAAGGTTCCATTGATCCTTTTCCTTGAACGGAAGGATCTTAATCTGACTCAAAGGTGTTACCGGATCAGTGATCTTATCCGGATCGACGACTGCAATGAGACCCCAGTCAGCTAGAAGCTTTACGATCGTATTTCTACGACCTTTGTCTTCGTCAGAGAAATTGGAAGGCTTGCCATCAAGAGCAAACAGCTCCTTAAAGTGTACAATATAGTACTTGCCTTGCTTATGGAGGATGTGGCAGGATTGATAAAGAGTGCTATCCTTACGTGAAGCAACTCCAATACGAGTCAGTGTCTCACGCACTTTCAGGAAATCGTCTTCTTCTCCCAGTCTCACCTCAACTAAACTATCGATTAAACTCATCTTTGTATCCCACCCTTATCAAGCTTTTTCTTTATTGTTTTTATCTGATCAGGTGTGAGGAGCTCGAGAGCAGTCTTGGCTTTCTGTCGGTTGTATCCGAAGTGTTCCATGATAGCTTCAAGATCTTCATCCTTTTCTTTTTTCACCCACTTGGAAAACCGTTTACTGGGTCTTACAATATTTATCAAGAAAGAATATTGGAGCTTGTGATCGAGAGAGTGGTTACAATTCATCATGTTTGCAGCATGGATGGTATCTGCAAAGTATGAAAGAGCTTTATTGGTGAGCCATGGGCTATAAGTCTTTTCGGCTAGTTCGTCGTTTTCAGTGCCTTTCATCAGGTTCTTCTTCGATGTGTTAATCGAAGTTACAAAATCAAATGGGTTCATCTTTTCGACCCTTCATAATCACATCAGCAGACTTGTCGAAGAAGTCTGCGCACTTTTCACAAATTTCCATAACGTGAGTTCCGTCTGTGGTATTCAGACGAAGTTCATGAAACGGAGTTTTCATAGGATATTTGTCCGTACAAACAGGACATTTCTTTTTCCAGATCACGTGAACTGGCAGTCAGCCATGATCTCGGTCAGACATGCGACGAGATTGATTTCAGGATCAGCGGCAAACGCATTCTGATACTGATACTTGGCAAGATGCAAGACCAACATCGGAATAGTTCCAGCAACGATATAGTTCTCAGCCTTATCATAGAAGGCACGAAAGAACTCATTGGTATCCATGTCAGACTCGGCAACCCACTTACGAACTGCAGTGAAGTTCTTATCCTTCATGAACTCGATTAGCTTAGCAAGAGCAGTATCCGAGAAATTCCTAAGAATCCCAGAGTCAATGCTGCCAGTAGCACTATACTTCTGAAGCTCGTTGATAACACGCCGCCAATCTGGAAAGTAAGACTTGATGACTTCAACAACTGCCGGTTTTTCATAAGGAACTGATTCAGCTTCGAGGATTCCACATACCCTCTGAAGAAACTGCTTCGCGAGAACTGGAAGTTCTGACTTAGGAATCTTAAACTTGACAACCGAGCATCGAGAATGTAGTGGCTCAATAATCCGATCGACAAAATTACAAGTAAGAATGAATCCACAATTTGCACTGAATTCCTCCATAAAGTTACGAAGAGCCGGCTGAGTAGACTGTGCATTCAAATAGTCAGCCTCATCAAGGATAACCATCTTACGTCCACCGGAAAGAGAGACTGAGCTGGCAAAGCGAGCAATGTCATTGCGAAGAGTATCGATGTTGCCATTCATCGAGCCGTTGATGATGATATAGTCGCAACCAAGTTCTTCACACATGGCTTTGGCCACAGTTGTCTTACCAACACCTGCGGTACCAGAAAAGATAAGGTTGGGAATATTCTTTTGATCTACGAACTGTTGGAAGACCTTCTTCAAATCATCTGGAAGGATGGTGTCCTTGATCGTTTTCGGCCTATAGCGTTCTACCCAGAGAAATTCTTCAAGCATAATATCTCCATCATAATAAAAAAGTGCCGGTTACGAGGTCCGGCGGCGCCTTTTCGTATCGCCCGCTTCACCAGAAGAAAAACTTCAAGGGTGCCACTTACACGCTGGCTTCTTTTGGTGGCCAGTCACCAACTCAATTATCCCTGATAAGTCGAAGTCGACTCAACAGCGATCCAGTATTCAACGTTCGTACCTCTGAAGTGGCTAAGACCCTTAGCCGAGATCTGAACGTTGTAGTTTCCAGGGATAAGCTTGATGTTATCAGCTCGGAACACCATACGGAAGTTAGCCGAGGTAGTACCAACTTCAACGCTGTAAGCATCATGAGTCTTGCCATCAGCGTCAATTGCCTGAAGATAGATGGTAGTACCATCACCAGTCACAGCGATGTGAGGAAGCTGAGAAACACTCAGTGCCTTCATCACCTGATTCAGAGCTTCCTGAGTCAGAACAAATTCGATCTCAGGATCTGGAAGAACGATATCCTTGTCGGGTGCAACCATAATCAGCGATGCATCAGACAAAGCATACTTGAACTTGTTCTTACCTTCACGAATTTCTACGACCGAGTCCTGAATATCAAGGTCTGCTTCATTGAACAGAGACAGAGTACCAAGGAAACGAGACAGATCGTAGATGCCAAAGTTCTTAGGAATTTCCTGATTGATAGTGGACTTTGCCATCACCGACTTGGTATCCGAAATAGTACGGATAACGTTGCCAGACTTGAACATGATGTTCTTGTTAATGGCCGAGAAATTCTTAAGCACCTGTAGTGTATTCGTATCAAACTTCATAATATTCTCCATAATGTTGAATGGTATAAGCAGTATAATTCAATTGCTTATAAATGTCAATCACTTCTTTTTCTTGAGTTGATTTACGTCAGCGGTTGCAGCAGCGCCGATTTGAGCAAGATCGACAAGCGATCCACCGAACACATACATACCGACGTGTTGCAGTTGCATCCATGGGCAGAACCATACCTTCATGCCAGCCTTACGAGTCCACTGACAGAACATATAGTCTTCTGACAGATAACGCTTAGTGTCTGGACAGATAGGAGTGTCGAAGTATGCCATAATCTCACGGCTGCCATCAAAGTGTTCAGTGCGAACATGATCTGGCTTGTACATCTGCTGAGGATAAGCTTCAGCAAACTTTTCGAAGGTGTTACGACGAATCATCATGAAGCCAGTGCCAGCTTCAAGAACTTCAACCGGCTCACCGAGTGGAATCTCACCACGATCACCAGCAGGATTAAAGACATAGTCACCTACATACTTTTCAAGAGTATTAGGATCTTCATCAGCAAAGCCCTTGTCAACAGCGAGCTTGATCTTTTCCCAGCTGATGCACTTCTTCGGATACGGACCGGCAATGATGTCATAGTCATCATCTTCTGGATTCTGCGACTGAAGAGCAAGAAGAGCAATTACGTCGTTAGCATTGAAACCGATGTCCGAATCGATGAACATCATATGAGTGTCACCTGAACGCATGAACTCGTCAGCACAGTAGTTACGAGCTCGAGTAATCAACGACTCATTGAAGAGAAAATAGAATCGTACTTGGATTCCATAGTGAGTACAGAGAGCCGAGAGGTCTGCAATTGACCGAGTAAACATGCCGGCACATTGACCGCCATACATTGGAGCAGCTACAAAGAGCTTACGCTCACGAAGCTTCTCGATTGGAACATTAATTTCAATACCCATAATTTAATCCTTATGTTGGAGGTCGTGTACGTGAAGTGCAATGATTGCGTAGTGGATAACCTTCATCAGGTCTTTGCGCCACTCATTTGGAGATCCTTTGTGACCGTATCTCTGAGCGTATTTGAGAATATTCCCGAGCGTAAATCCTACGCCGTGGCCGCCATCGATGATGAACTCTGTAGCCTGATAGTTGTTTTGGGAATAGTGTTCGCCGTAAGTGGCGTTGATATAGGCCGTAATCTCCTGTAGGAGTTCGCCCTCATTGTATTTATAATTGATCAGATGCTTAACTGGTAATCCTGGTGTAAATTTTCCTGCATCAGTCATTTCTTCTTCAATTTTTTTATAATGCATTACAAAAACGCCTCCAATGATGCTTTCTCTTCATAGGTATTTGATTGCGAGTGGTTATATTGAACAATGTAATCTGTATTGAGCATCTTCCTTTCGCCCTTGAGATATGCCACAACTTCAGTAGCCATATCAGTTGCAGTTTGAACTGGAACATTCTGACAAATCATGTTTGCATTACGAGGACTTGCACCAACGAGCTCAAAGTCTTGTGGCATACCCATAATCGTCATGGCTTCACGATAATTGATATAGCGATCCTGTGTAGGATGAGCAAGCATAACTGGATAGTGACCCACAAAGGCACCAATATAATCTCTTGGT